GGTAAAGCAAGAAACTATGAAAACATCGAGATTAAAAGAAATTATCAGAGAAGAGTTTTTTAAAGCTTTACAAGAAGCTAAAATGACTCCTAGCAAAGTCCAAAAGGTGCAAAGAGATCTAGTAAAGACTATTGATGCACTTAAAAAGAACTTTCCTATGTATAAAGCAGCAAAAGAATCAGGCGATGAAAAAAAATTAGCTAAACATAGAGATATTGCTCTTAAATTAACTAAAAAGAAAAAAGACTTAGAACTTCAAATGGATAAAGCATTAGGTGGATTATATCAAGATGCAGAATTAGAGTTAGAAGCTTCTAGAATAGAAGAAGGTAAAACTACAGATGGCCTAAAAGCAGATGGTATGGCAGTTTTTAATAGTTATATGTTTGGAAAAAACTATATTGATCCAGGAGAAAGAAATGCCAAGATCCGCAACCATAAAGAATTAGAAAAAGTTATGAAAAAAGATAAAGCATATCAACAACTAGATCCAAGACAGAAACGAATTGCTGCACGAGCAATAAATAATATAATGTCCAGACGTTTAGAAATGGAAAGATAATTAGGAATTACGAAATATTTTTATTATATTATAGTATAATTAAAAAATAAAGATATGATCTATAAAAATAAAAATATTACCGTTGAATGTGTTGATAAATTAGTAACTATCAAAAAGAATAATGAACTTTTAAAAGCCGAAACATTTCCTAATTACAATGATGCTGAAGAAAATTATAAAAAGGTCGTTGAACAGGTCAAGGCCTATGTAAATAAATAGTTATGTCATACGAAGATATATATTGGGACATTCATGAGGAAATCAAAGAACTTAAATTAAAAAGAAAATTTGATGCTCAATTAAAAAAGATGAGAGATCAAGATCATCATCGATATCGTGATACCCGTGATTGCTGGAGATACGCCAGAGATAAAGTCGTTCGACTATACCACGAAAATAAATCAAAAAAAGCTAATAAATAATTTGCCTAATTGAAATATATTTCTTATCTTTATATATAAGATAAAAAGATAAAGATATGTTAAAATTATTTGAAGTAGGTGGATGTGTTAGAGATGAAATCCTGGGAGTTCATACTAAAGATATTGATTTCACAGTAGTATTAGATGATACAAATCAAACCGTTGATCAAGGTTGGGATATAATGCTAACCTTTCTAAAAGATCAAGGATTCAAAGTATTCTTAAAAACCAAAGATTGTTTTACCGTTCGTGCAATGTTTCCTAAAGGACATAAACATGAAGGTACAGTTGCTGATTTTGTAATGGCTAGAAAAGAAGTAGGTGTTATACCTGGAACAAGAAAACCTATATTAGAATTAGGTACGTTATCAGATGATTTAATGAGAAGAGATTTTACCGTTAATGCTTTAGCAAAAGCTGAAGATGGTACTATTATTGATGAATGGAGAGGATTGCAAGCATTAGACCAAATGACTTTAAGAACTCCATTAGATCCAATGACAACAATGATGGATGATCCATTAAGATTATTAAGAGCTTTAAGATTTAGTGTTACTAAAAGATTTAGAATAGCTGATCCATTATGGGATGCAATGATGCAACCAGAACTAGTAGGTAAATTAGAAGAAGTTGTTTCTTCTGAAAGAATAAGAGAAGAAGTTCAAAAGATGATGCAAGTTGATACCGTTAAGAGTTTAGGCTTGATACAAAAAATACCTTTCTTATTAGAAGCAATATTTGGTCATGATACCGATTTATGGTTAATGCCAACCAGTAAAAAAGTTTAAAAAAGCTGCCAAAAGATTTGGTATTACGAGATATTTACCTTATCTTTATATATAAGTAATTAGATATAAAAGATTAAAAATTAAGAGATATGAAAGAATTAAAATTTTTATTTAGTGAAGCCTGGAAAGAGGTAAAGAGTAATCCATTAGAAGCATTAGGAACATTGGGTGTATTTGCAGCCATGTGTGTATCATGTTATTTATGGATGTTAATATGTTATGCAATAGGAGGATAAACTTAAGAATATCCGGCTTTTAACCTATTTATTTTGGTGTAATGCATATTTATTATAAATGATTACATTAGAAAACATATCAACCGGAGAGGTGTATAATGGCGACGAAATAGAATATTTTGTCGATGACGACACACTAATTGGAGAAGTTTATTTAGATGGAGATTTAATTTTTCAATCATTAGAAGTTATTAATGATGACCAATTAGACCATGCTTTGAATAAAGAGTTTAAAGTGACCAAAGAAACTTCTGATACAATTTCTAATTTATAATACTAACTTACATATTTATAACAAAGGAGAAACCGTTATGACATCAAATGAATTATTTACAAAGATGGAAACACAATGGAATGAGTTTAATGAGAACCATTCAAAATTTACTGAAAAAGGCAATAAGGCAGCTGCAACAAGAGCTAGAAAGGCAGTCGGTGAATTTAAAAAATTAGTAACAGATTATAGAAAAGCATCTGTTGCTGAAAGTAAAAGAACAGTATAAATGGCACGATTGACTAATTCAGATTTACATAACGAGATAAAACTTGTTAAAAAGGATATGACATTTCTGAAAGATGGTCAATTGAAAATGCAGTCTGATATTACGATGATTAAAAAGGTATTGTTAGATCCTGATAATGGGACAATATCAAAAGTTAATCGTAATACAGATTTTAGAAAAAAAGCAAATGCTGCATTATGGTCCATATGGGTAGCCATGATAGGAGTAATTGCAAAATTAATATTCTGGAATTAAAACATGAAAAAACAAGATTTGAGAAATAAGCTAAAAGGAATAATTATACAAGAGGTTAAAGACGTTCTTGCTGAACGTACATACCAATATGGTGGTTTATTAGATTCAGAGCAGTTTGACCCTGTTGATCCAGAAGTACATATTGTAGGATTCGGAACCATGGCTAGATCAGCCTTACGTAAGGAAATAATGACAAGATTAGAAGGAGCACTTAATACAGCAAAAAGTGCTGCAGCAGGTTCCGATACATCCTATGATAGCTATAAGTCACTTGAAGGAGTTTTAGAGGACAAAGGTGTCCTCATGCAACAAATAAAAGCAGAACAAGAAATAGCAGAAGAATTAGAACAGTTACGCACAAAGGGGGGTCGCCGAGCGATTCCAATCCCAAAACAATTATAAGGTTATATTAGGTTTTACGAAAAAGTTTTTATATATTTAATTAATATTTAGAATAATGTACGCATTAGTGTGTACATTTGCTTAGTGTTTGTATGTTGATGCAAGTACTATTATTAGAGAGTTCCTGTAAATAAAAAAGGCAATAGTGCCTCAATAAAAAAAGGAAATTTTATTATGAAAAAATTATTTTTAATTTTAGTTTTGATATGCGGTATGACTGCATCTCAAGCACAAAACACCAAGGGAACTTGGTATGTAGGAACAAGCGATGTCGTGAACGTTGCTTGGACTGATTGGGCGGTAACGCCAACAATTGGATTTGCATTTACGGATGCATTAGTAATAGGCGGTTCTGTATCACAAGAAGATGCGGACGCTGATTTAGCATTAGATTTTTATGCTAAATATTTTTGGAACGGTATGTTTGTACATGCTGGAATGACTGGTCTCAATTTTGATGAGATTGAATTAGGTCTTGGTAAACAATTTACATTAAGAAGTAATGTTTATGTTGACCCAAAACTCGTTTATAACGCGGGAAGTGAAACTGTTAACCTAGGAATAGGCTTCGGTTTTAAATTCTAAATTAGTGAATGAGCTCTCTAATCAACATTGGCAATAGTGCCGTAAACAAAATAAATAAAGAGAAACAATATGGACTCAGTATTTAAAATGGTAAATGGATTTGTTGGCAGTTTAGTAACTGTATTTTTAGGACTTATCCCATTAGCAATTTTATGGTTTGTATTAACTGGAACTTCAGTTCTAGGATTTGATGTTATTGCTAACATTACTACTCTATTAAATACATTCTTAAATGGTGGATTTATTGGACTAGTAGCATTAGTAATTATTATGTCATTTTTTACAAAGTAATTAATTGAATTAGATAGGGGGTCATAATAGGCTCCCTATTTTTTTGTAAACTTTTTCAACAAAAGATTAGGATAATTGAAATATATTCCTTATCTTTATATTAATATAAAGGGAGAAGATTTAGCCATAAGTAAATCAAAATTTAAAAATTAATAAATGATAAATAGAAAAAAAAGTAATTCAGTTCATGAAATGGTAGATGCCTTAAAAAGAATAGGACCTATGACCGAAAATGAAATCAATAAAGCAGCATTTGGTTATGATAGAAATACCACCTGGCATTCAAATAAGAAATATGCTGATATGTTACGAAGAGGTTTGAAGAAAGGTATTATTGGTAGAATGGAATGGCCTAAGGATGCAATTAAATATGGTAGAGCTCAATTCATATATTATGCAACCAAATTTTAGTAAAAAAGTTAACAAAAGATTAGGATATATGAAATATTATCCTTATATTAAATAATATAAATTAAAAAATAGAATATATGTATTACGTAAGTAAAGTAAAAATTGCCATAGATACTCCTAAAGGAGTTAAATGGAACAGTGAAACGTATCTAGTAAATGCGGTTTCAGTCACTCATGCAGAACAATTAGTTCATGAAGATTTCAAAGATGCAGGACTTGAATTTGAAGTAAAGTCAGTATCAGCATCACAGATTTGTAAAGTTATTGGTTCAACTAAAAAATTATAGAGATATGGGTTATGAAACAAATGATAAAGTCGTCTTTAAGTTTAATGGCGAATTTCAAGTAGGTGTAGTTACCGGTAAATCAAAAACTAAAGATGGTAAAGTTGGGTATTATATTAGATCTGAAATAGGATCTGGTTATTCATTAGTACCTGTAGATGTTAAACGTAGAAAACCTCGTCCAGATTATCCTATTATAGATTCATCTATGACAGCTGCTTGGAATAAAGCAGTTGATAATGGTGATGCTAAAAAAACAAATTTATTTGCAAAAGATAATGTAGGTCATACAAGATGGAATTTTGCAGATGATATTATAGAGAAAGGATTAAGATTTGATGGTGAAGGAGGAAAGATGGGACATTTAGAAAAGAAAAATGATTTTGTATTTCCAACGCAAGGTCCTAGATCATTTTAATCATGAGAGAAGAGATTAAGAAAGAAAGAATTAAAACAAGAGTTCTACGAGATTATCCAAATGCATATGTAGACTATGACGGCGAAGGATATAAAATAATGACCGGTGATATATTTATTGCTAAAGATTATTTCCTACCTGATACATATGATTTGGATAAGGCTTGGGAATATGCAGCATTAGCATGTAAAACAACTCAGAATTTTAATAGATCTCATCCTATGAGAATGGATCTTTCTAATGTTGAAAGCAAATTAAATAGAATTAATAAACGTAAAAAACGTGGAAGATATGGCAAAAGAAAATAAACAAAAAACAGGAGAAATGCGTATACCAACAGATGAGTTGGAAAAAGAATATCAAGAAAGTTTAGAAGTAACTGAATCTGAAATTCAAACGCGTGCAGAGGCAGAGACCACTGCAGAATTAGATCAAGAAGAAATGATTAAAAAGAATGAAGAAATTTTAGCAACACCACAAATTGATAATGTACAGCCAGCAGAATCTAATCCAGATTATTTAGAATTTGCTGCAGAAGCTGTAGGTTATGAAAATCGGACACATCAATGGGCAGTATATCATACGGTTGTAGGATATCTTGAAGAAAATGATAGTGTAATAGATTTTGGTTGTGGACGTGGTGATTTTGAAAGATTTTATCAAACCGAATATCATAATGATTTAGACTATATTGGTATAGATATGAATCAACAATTAATAGATGCAGGTAATAGTGCATATAATAATGAAGTTGATTTACGATGCTTAGATTGGTTTAAGATACCGGAAGATATGATCGCAGATTGGACGATAAATGTTAACTCAAATAATTTAAGATATGATGCTGATACTAAAAGAAAGGATAAGCAATATCTTAAAGATACTATTGATAAAATGTATCAACATGCAGAAAAGGGAGTTATAATAATGTTGGCATCAACATTAACAAAAATAGACGATGGATTAATTAATTATAATCCTGGTGATATATTAAATTGGGCTCAAGAAAAATATAAAAATTGTGCTCTCGATCATTCAATATCCAGTGATCTATTTACATTAATAATTTATAAAAACAAAAAATAATATGGGAAGAGTAAATCAAACTTATGCATACGATCAAAAGTATGTCAGAAAATATGGAAAACTTTATGGATCAATAGATTTTGAAGTTAATGAAAATGTATCAGCTGAAATGTTTAAAAAGCAACAGAATAAACCTGTTATTGGACAACTTATGATAGGCGGTAAAAAATTCGATGTAACATTTCAAGAATTAGATCAAATACAAAGAACATTACAAACTGCAAAAGAAGTAGTTAACAAAAGATACAAATTAGGATTTATGAGATAATGGGATTTCATAAGAGATGGTTAATGAATGAATCATTAATTGACATGTACAGAAATAGGGGTATCAATGCTGTTGCCGAATGGGTTGATGGAGCTGATGCCCTTATAGCTGAAGATGGACTTGCATCACAAGTTGTTGACTTATTACATGAAGAAAAATTTAAACCAACCGAAACTTGGAATAAAGTATCTGAACTTATTTCAGATGCTTCTATTAAGAAAGGTTTCGAAAAATAATATTTATATAAAATGAAGAAGTTTGGACTATATACAAAAAATACTAGCGAATCTGCAGGACATATAAATACTGTTGATATGCCATCAGAGGCTCATGCAGCTGCATATTTTGCTGGAGTGAAACAATTATCATTAGAACAATTTCGAAACATGTTTCATGTTAAAGAAATTAAAAATGATTCAAAAAACTTATTGTTAGGATAATGAAACTAAATGAACTTGAAATATTAGAAGACGACTTCGATATATTCGTTGCATTAAATGACCCAAATAAAATTGAGTTTTTATTTGATGCAATTGAAAGTGGCATTGAAGCTTCAATCTTAAAACAAATAGCTAAATTAGATGAACAATATTCTAGAATGCCTTCAAAACAAATTGTTAGTACAGAAGATTATCAAATTGGACAACATAGGATAGCAGTTACATTAACTAAACATACAGTTTATTTAAATTCTAATAGTTTAAAGGCAATTAGACAATTTGTCAATAAAATGACAAATGATGGGTTATTATTATGGCCTATTAAATCTAAAAAGACTGACTTTGATATGTATAGATTTTATAAAGCTTATAAAATTATTGCTCGTACAGGACCATTAAGTAGCAATTAAGGCATATTTATATTAAATAATTGATCATCACTGCGGGTTGGTTGGTTATGTTAAAACTAATGTTTAACAAAAATAAAATTATTTAAGGAGATTTATTATGGGAAATTTAACACCATTCGGCATATCGCCATTCGACATCCTGATAAAGGATTTTTTCAATTCAAACGGAAAATTTGTTCCATTTGACCAAATCAAAATCAATCATCCAGTAGACATATATGAGGCCAATGACGGTCTTAATATCGATATTGCTTGTGTTGGCTTGATAAAAAAAGATATTGATATTACAATAGAAGAAGATATCTTAAAAGTAGAATATAAAAAAGAGACATCAGCTAATGAAGCTGATTACATCCATAGAAATATTGCTAAAAGAGCATTTAATCTAGGATGGAGAATTAGTAGAAGATTTGATTTGAGCAAATTGGATGCTAAATTAGAGAACGGTTTATTGCATTTGTTTGCTCCTCTTACAGAAGCAGCTAAACCAAAAACAGTTACGATAAAGTAAGAGTTCAAAAATGAAAGTAACTAAAACAAGAAGCTTATTAAAAGCTATCAGTTGGAGAATTATAGGAACATTGGATACAATGACACTAGGATGGATAATAACTGGTAGTCCATTAATGGGTTTGAAAATAGGCGCATTAGAATTATTTACTAAATTTATTTTGTATTATTTTCATGAACGAATTTGGTTACGATCAAAATTTGGAACTAAAAACAATTAATTAAACCAACCCGCAGTGTATCAATTAGAATTAATAAAATTTAAAGATATTTTACTTAAAGTAAATAGAAAATTTCGTGAACAAGATCTTCATCCAAATTTTGATACAAATGTTATGAAAGAATGGACAAGAACAGATACATTATTACGTAAAAATGGTATACTATATTGTTGTGAGACTATTCAAGATGCTGAGATTATAGAGCAATAAGGAATATTGAAATCATCATTACAATATATATAAAAGTTGTTATATCTATTTGCCTTTTCATATTAATAAATAACATAATTTCATATCAATCATATTAATCTAATATTAATTTTATATTAAATATTTTTAAAAAAAGCTTCAAAAAGCTTTGCCTAATTGAAATATTTTCCTTATCTTTATTATATAAATAAAAAGATTAAAATATGAAAATAAGCCTAAAAGAACTCCAAGCATTTGTAGATGAAATGAAAAGTACAAGTTCACTCAATGCAAAGAAAACTATTATTAATGCCTATGGAAAGAATACATTCATTAAAAGTGCATTAGTTTATACATTTGATCCGTATAAGAAATATTATGTAACAAGTAAAACATGTAAGAAACGTTCAGACTTATGTGATATGAATTTGATTCATACTAGTATATTTCATTTGTTAAACGACCTCAATGATAGGGTATATACAGGACATGATGCAATTGCAATGGTAAATGGATTTATTGCTCAATATTCAGAATATGAAGATTTGATCTTTAGTATTATAGATAGAAATTTAGAGATTAGAGCTTCTGAATCAGTTATCAATAAAGTTATTCCAGGATTGATTCCAACCTTTGATGTTGCATTAGCAAATAAGTTTGACCCTAAACGAGTTAATTGGGACGATATATGGTTAGCATCTAGAAAGTTAGATGGCGTAAGATGTATTACAGTAGTAGATATCCATGGTAATGTTAAATGTTATTCTAGAGTAGGTAATGAGTTTACGACATTACAAGTTGTTAAAGATGCAGTAGGTAGATTAGGAGTTAGAGGTATTGTATTTGATGGGGAGATTTGTTTGATGGATGAAAATGGTAATGAAGATTTTCAAGGTATTATGAAACAAATCAAAAGAAAAGATCATACTATTGACAATCCTAAATATGTAATGTTTGATTATTTGACATTGACAGAGTTTAATAATAAAGTAAGTGAAATGACATTAGTACAAAGGATTGCTAGATTTGCAAAATTAGACGTAATGTTAAAAAATGAAGATTCAATGTCAGTTCTAGGTCAAGTAGTTGTTAATGGAGATATTCATTTTGGTGAATTGAAAGCTAATGCAGAGAAAGAAGGACATGAAGGAATTATGTTAAGAAAGAATGTAGGGTATGAAGGTAAGAGATCTCAAAATTTATTAAAAGTAAAAAAGTTTTATGATGCTGAATATATAGTTGAAAGTATTGATTTTGAAGATCATAGAATTATTAGAGAAGGTAAAGAAGTTGTAGTTAAAATGATGGGCCAAGCTTATATTAGTCATAAAGGTTATAAAGTTGCAGTTGGTTCTGGTTGGAATCAAGAACAACGAATAAAATATGAAGCTGACCCAAATGCAATAATTGGAAAAACAATTACCGTTCAATATTTTGAAGAATCAAAAAATCAACAAGGAGAGTTAAGTTTACGATTTCCGACCGTAAAACATGTTTTTGAAAATGGAAGAAATGTTTAATTTAAAATTAGTTATATGTTAAAAAGAAAAATAGCAAGTATTATTGTCATAGCCTTTTGGGTTATAGTGTTGACATTGTTAACAGTGTTAACTGGATGTGAAAAACAAGAGTTTATAGATATTCCAGAAAGGTCTAAACCAGATGTAAGTATGATTAATACATTTTGTTGTGACTGGGATGCTGTAAATTTTGAGCCATATGTGAACGGCGTATGTGTTACAGAAGCATATTTTAGAAATAGCTCTGCTTGTGATAATGAATTATGTATTTATCCTAATTACTAGGATTTACGAAAAATTTTTTATATATTAATAATATGAATGAGAAAGTAAGATTAGGTTATGCATGTGTTAACATGACATTAACTAACCGACCAAATAAATTAGGAGGTAGAGTAACTACTTCTAGAACAGCAAGAAAAGCAACATGGCAGAATGGCTCAACAAAATCAAAAGATTGGGACTTACATTTATTAGGAGAAAGAACACTACTTAATGCAAACGACTTGTTACATTATCTACAATGGAATAAAGAACATAAGATTACATTATTTCGATTAGGGTCTGAATTATTTCCTTGGCATGATCATTATGAATTATGTGAACTTCCTCAGTTTAAAGATATTTCTGCCAAACTAATGGAATGTGGAGAATATGCACGTGAACATGGTATTAGAGTAACTACCCATCCAGGGCCATTTAATGTATTAGGATCTCCCAACCCGGAGGTAGTAAGACGTACGATTATTAGTTTAGAACGTCATAGCGAAACATTTGACCTTATGGGATTTGAACCTTCATTTGAAAATAAAATTAACATTCATGTAGGTGGTTCATATGGAGGAGATTTTGTAGGTACATCGAAAAGATGGATTGCAGGATGGCATCAATTATCTGATAGTTGTAAGAAAAGAGTAGTATTAGAAAATGATGATAAACCTAGTATGTGGTCGACTAGAATGTTATATAACTATTTTCATAAAGAAATAGGTATTCCAATTACATTTGATTACCACCACCATACATTCCACCCAGATGAGTTGACCGAACAAGAAGCATTAGAATTAGCAGGTTCTACTTGGCCAAAAGATGTTAGACAATGTTGTCATTATTCAGAAAGTAGAGCAAAAGAAAAACAAGACCCTAAAATTAGGGCACAAGCACATTCAGATTATATAAAAGATGAGATTAATACATATGATCATGAATTAGATATTGTTATAGAAGCTAAGGCAAAAGAATTAGCACTTTTCGAATATCGCAATATTTATCAATATAATAATAATAAAAAAGTTTTAGTATGAAAGATAGAGAAAATGTCTTAAGACACCTAGATGATGTCGATAACATGATAATGATTATCGATCAAGCTGTATCAAAAGGACAACCAATTGATCCACTTGAAATTAGAAATAGATTCCGAACAATAAGACAAAAGTTACAATTTATTACAGACCGATGTACGGCTAGTTAAAATGAAAGCAAGAATATTTCCATTCTTAATAGGTCTAGCAGCATTAGCCGTTTCAGGTTCAGCTGCATTCTATTCTGTATTTGGATTGAGTAAATTGTTTGCAGGAGCAAGTACACAAGTAATTATAATGGCCGGTTCGTTAGAATTTGCTAAACTTGTTTGTGCATCTTTACTATACCAGTACTGGGATACTATTAATAAATGGTTAAGAGCTTATTTATCCATTGCGGTATTTGTTTTAATCATAATTACTAGTGGTGGTATATATGGATTCTTATCCGGAGCTTATCAAGAAACAGCAACCAAGTCTGAATTTTTAGATAAGTCACTTGCAGTATTAGAAACTAAACAAATTAGGTTTGAAGAAAATAAAACAGACTTAACAATTGAAAAGACGCAATTGAATACAACTATATCTGATTTAAGAAAATCATTATCTAGTCCAACTTCAGTATCATATTATTCAGAAGAAGCAGGCCAAGTAATTACAACATCATCTAGTTCAGCTAGGAGAGCATTACAATCAGAACTGTCATTAACAATTGCAGATAGAGATACTATAAATGTAAAGTTAGAAGCGGTACAAGATTCTATCCTATCACTTGATACTCAATTATTAGAATTGGAAATAGGTAATGAAGAGCAAAGAGAACTTGGTCCATTAAAATACTTATCAGAGACAACTGGTAAGGATATGGGACAAGTAGTTAATTGGTTCTTATTATTAATTATATTTGTATTTGACCCATTAGCTATTGCAATGGTAGTAGCAGCAAATTTTGCATTTGCTCAAATTAAATCAAAAGAAGATATGAATATACCAGAAGAAGTTCCTGATATGAGAGAACCATTAGGTGATTGGGCAGATCGAGAGATTGTATTTGAAGATGAACCGTTAATAACTGAAGAAGAGGTTAAAGAAGATTTAACTGAAGGAATAGAAGATTATGATGATGAAGATGATGATGAAGATGATGAACAAGAACCTCTTCCAGATATATATGATGAAAAACCAAAACCAAAACCAAAACCTCCTCCTAGTCGTGGTAATGGATATTGGAGTTAATAATTAAAAATTAAAGTTATGGCAAAAAAGAAAAAAGTTACACATAAATTTCATACAAGAAGAAATAAAGGCAAACATGAAATGATTTGTCGAAATAGTATTGAAGATACAAGTTATTGGGCATGGCCTAAATTAGCTAACGGTCCAAGATGTTTTCATTATACAGCTGTTAATGCAGATTCTACTGCAGTATTATGTTGGAGATGTGTTTGTAAAACAGTTCCACCACCGGACATAAAAGGTGGCTATGTTTCAAAAGGTCGTCCAAGAGGATGGCAATTCATGAAAGAGTTTGTTGATAAGGATGGCAATGTATTTCATAAGGGTAAAGAACAAGTTAAGTTGAAAGGAACTTTAAAACCAACCAAAATAGAACCTAAAAAAGATAAAAAGAAATTATCTAAATCAGAAAGATTGAGATTGGAACAGGCTATATTAGAACAAATGGCTATGGTTAGAGGTCAACTAAAGAAGGCTAAATGGAAGAAAGATATAAATGCCGGCAATACACAATTAAAGAAATTACAGCGTCAATTAAAAAAAGTTAAATAGATTAGGAATTACGAATAAAAGTTATTATATTAAGTTATATGAGTATATATGAAGAACAGCCTTTAAAGGCACAGAAACAAGACGAACAGTTACAAGAACAACCTGTAATAAATAAACCAGCTGGTGATTATGAATCATTACATAATCAAATAGGAACACAATTGGATTATGAAGATTCAGTTATATTTTTAAGTGATGAAATAGGAGAACATACGTTAACAGATTTTATTATACGTATGAGAAGTTTATTACAACATAGACGAAACAAAACAGCTCCAATTAATTTAATGATTAATTCACCAGGTGGAGACATTTATGAAATGTTTGGTATAATAGATTATATTGAATCATTAGATGTTAAAGTCAATACAATTTGTAGAGGTAGAGCATTTTCAGCCGCCGCCATAATTTTAACATGTGGTACTGGAAATAGAATGATGAGTAAACGTTCAACAGTAATGTTTCATCAATCATCTAGCTTTCTAGGAGGTAAGATGTCAGATATAACAGCATATCTAGATAATGTAAAAAGTTTAGAAAAAATTATTTATGGCATGTTAGCAGAAAAAACTAAAAAAGATGCCGACTGGTGGAAAAATAAAATGAGATCAGATTGTTTTTTAACATCTGAAGAATTATTAGAAATTGGAGTTATAGATCAAATAATATAAAAAAAGAATAAGTTATGAAAATGAAACCTATGGGAGACCAGCTTTTATTAAAAGCAAAAGAACAAAAAGAAAATGTTGTAAATGGAATTATACTTACAACAAGTGCACCTGAATATGGTTATGCAGATGTTATAGCAGTAGGACCAGGATTATTTACTCAAACAGGAGATAAAATTCCAATGACGTGTAAAGTAGGAGATGTTGTATTAGCAGCAAATAGATTATTATCAGGTAAAAATGGAAATGAAATAATTCTAGAAGATGTAAAATATTTACTAGTTAGAGAATCAGAAATATCAATGGTATCGTCAAATAATTAAGATATGAAATTAACAGCAGAACAAATAGTAGAAAATTGGGAACGTTTATTAGAAGTAATTAGAACGGAATTTACAGGAGAAAGACAAACTAAACTATTATCTATGTATACAGATTTAGAAGATAGAATGTCAACTCAACCAGCATCTAGTATTGATCATTATCATAATGCATTTGATGGCGGTTATGTAGATCATGTTTTACGAGTAATTGATTGTGCTCATGAGGTATATGATTTATGGACAAGAATGGGAGCAGATATGTCTGGTTATACTAAAGAAGAATTAATTTTTACAGCATTAAATCATGATATTGGCAAAATGGGATTTCCTGGAGAAGGTAATGAAACATATATTCCTAATGATTCTGAATGGCATAGAAAGAATATGGGAAGGATGTATAAGGTTAATCCTAACAACCAATTCACCCTCGTAAATGACCTATCTATTTGGCTATTGCAACATTATGGTATTAGCATCACTTGGAATGAAATGTTAGGAATTAAATTGACAGATGGATTATATGATGAAAGTAATAAACCATATTTCATGTCCAGAACAGCTGATTCTAAATTAAAAACTAATTTAGGATTTGTAATGCATCAGGCAGATTTAATGGCAGCTAGAATAGAATTTGAAAGATGGAATAATAATAAACCAATTACAACTACATCTATGAAAAGAAAGTCAAAGATAATAACCAATCCTCAAACAAAAGTTAATGCATCTAAAATGTTTGATGATTTATTTGGAGATAACAAATGATAACAACTATTATAATTTTATCAGTATTATTATTAACATCTATATTTGTTAATATTAATCAATTGAAAAAACAAGAAACTCAAACTGATTATATAGATGAATTAGAAACATCGAATACTGAGTATTATAACTTTTTTCAACAATTAAAAACAAAAGTCGGTCAATCTAATTCTGTAATAAAAAATGCTGATCGATTAGGAGCATTTGAAGCTTCTGATGAAGTAGGAACTTCATTCAAAATAATTAAAGAAGTAATAGAAGATTTAAATAAAGGATTTTAATGGAAGAACTTAGCCCAGTACAAAAATTTTATGAATGGCATGCTGCTGAAATGAAAGACCTAGAAGAAAACGGTCCACGTGTAAGAAGAGGTCGTAAACCTAGCAAGAAGCAATATTTTACATACATAACAGATCAAGCAATTATTGCATATAATTCAGAACCTTCTTGGTCAAAAAGAAATCGAGTATTTAAAGAATATATTAATTATCCATTTAATAAACTAGTTGAAAATATTTATCATACATTTAAATTTTCATATTTTGATGTTCCATATGAAGATGTTAAAGCAGAAGTAGTTGCATTTCTAGTACAGAAGATTGGTAAATTTCAAGAAGGTAAAGGTAAAGCCTTTTCATATTTTTCAATTATAGCTAAAAATTATTTGATAATTCAAAATAATGCTAATTATGCTAAAATGAAAGCACGTATGAGTACTGATATTTTAGATGATAGAAGAAATATCTCTGCAGAAATGGCATTATCAGATCATCAAGAATCTTTAAAAGAATTTACAAATTTATGGGTTGAATGGTATGATAAGAATATGAATTCTATTTTCACAAATAAACGAGATATTATAGTAGCAGATACAATCCTAGAATTATTTAGAATACGAGATAATATAGAAAACTTCAATAAAAAAGCTCTTTATATACTTATAAGAGAACGGACAGGTCTTAAGACTCAAAACATTACAAAGGTTCTCAATGTAATGAAAAAAGATTATGCTAAAATGTTCGCATCCTATTCAAAATCCGGTCATTTGATATCATAAAACCTAGCTACTCATATTTATATAAAAGGATATAATATGAGCCAAGAATTCGAATTATTTAAAGGTACAAACTTTTCTGATCTAATGAGAGATGTATATCACAACTCAAAAAAGAAGTCGCGTCAAATAGATACGTTAATTAAAAGTTTAGAACCAATGATAAAAAATATAGGCGATGCATCAATAATTGTACCAATGATAAAAGATTATCTAGAAGTATCAGTTAAAAATGACGATGCATTAGTTAAACTAGCAGCGGTAGTTCAAAGACTTGTTTCAGCTAGTTCTAAAGATGATGACGGAAATGAATTTGGACTAAGTGAAGATGAACGAGCTCGATTATTAGAAGAAGCTGAAGAAGAAATAAACAATATTAAAGAAACCAATAAACCGGAGATAAAGAACGATGGCAGTATCACAACTAGCCCTACAGATTTGTCAAGTGATAGAACCTGAATCTGATCATACACTTTATGATAAATATCAAGATGAAGATGGTTTAGATCATCCTCCTGGAACAATACGTATACGACTCAGAGGTAAAGAAATGACTACATCTTCTGAAGTATGGGCTGTTCCGGCCGATCCTACGATGTTAAATGTACCTTTATACGGAGAACAAGTTTTGGTTTATAATGCTATAGATGGTAAGGCAGAAAAGTTAAATCAATATAGATGGTATTATATGTGTCTAGTAAATGCACATGGAATAGTTAATAATACCATTATGCCATTTATACAAGATTCACAAGTATCTGGTAGAGGATATAGTTCTGATGGAATATCAAAAGTTTCACCAGGAGCAGAACCTAAACAAGTATCATTTGAAAAAAAAGATGTACTGCCTATACAACCATTTCAAGGAGATATAATTAGAGCATCAAGATTTGGTTCTATTTTTAGATTTAGTAGTACTCATTTAGAATTAGATAAATATAAAGAAGAACCTTTTTGGGAAGGAGAAAAAGCTGGTGATCCATTTATAGCACTTACATGTGAAGTAAAAGGATTATTAGACGGATATTCAGGTGAAGATACATATGACCCATATTATAAAATTGAAGAACCAGATGATGATAAAAGTTTTATATATTTAACATCAAAACAAAAAATAAAACGATTTGAATTAGCACAACCAAACATCGGACAAACTCCTGAAGAACCTATGCCGTTAGTAGATTATCAAGAATCGCAGGTTATTATAGGAGCCGAAAGGATGATATTTAATACAAAAAAAGATGAACTAATGTTAATATCTGCAAAGGATATAAAGTTTGTAACACCGGCATGGCAAATAGATGCAGATCATTATTTTACACAAATTGAAGAATGGCTTAAAATATGTGTAGATTTAGCTGAAGGTATTGAACGATATGCAACACCGTCAGGTCCAACGGGGCAATCTAGTGCTCTTGAGAGATTAAAAGAGATACAAGAAGAAATTGAAAAGATGCATCAATAATAGGAGAATAAATTATGCCTTTAGATAAAAATGGATTATTACAAGATTTAAAAGCTGCCTTGCAGCGACAAGGCGAAAAAGAAGGCGAAGAAGTTCGAGACCAAGCAGAAGGTATAGATCAATTTGCACAAGATGTTGCAGCCGCAATTGATAAATTTGTAAGATCGGGAGATGTAAAAACAGCTGTTACTACTGCAGTTACAACTATTAATGCAGCCGGCCAAGGAGTTATGTCAGACCCAGTATCAGGAGCAGGAGCAACTATTACTCCGGGTAAAGGAGCAGGACCTGGAATAGGTAAAGGATTAGGTAAAGTAACCTAGGCTAATTCACAACTATTTCATATTTATAAAAAAGGAGAGGTATATGAGTTCTAAATCATTTGTTAAAGTATTACGAAAGATTATACGAGAAGAAGTACGTTCTGCTGTTAAAGAAATAATAACAGAACAGAATATAAATCATGATAAAGTTATGTCACATGGAATGAATTTACATACAATGACAGAACAGCCTAAACCCCAGTCTAAATCTAAATCAAAAAAATCATTTAGTTCAAATTCAATGCTGAATGATATATTAAATGAAACAGCTGGGACAGCAGATTTTGCAAGTATGCAGCAAGGACCATTAGTAATGCAACAAGATTCATGGCCGGATATGGGTTCAATGAGGACATCTAATACGGTTCAAGGTCCATTGGCAACACATGATACTACCGGTAGGCCGGTTAATATGCAAAATGAAAATGTTGCAAAAACAGTTGAAAATATGACAAAAGATTATCGTGGATTAATGAAAGCAATAGATAAAAAGAAAGGTAAATAATGGCAATCAATAAAAGACCGGTATATCAATATCAGCCTATTAATGAAACTCCCGAAGTTGCGGTAGGAATACCACTACCTTTTAACAAATCTTCTATTGCAGTTACTGAACATTTTAGAGGTTCATATTTTGGTGATGCTCTTAATTATGCTTCTGGATCGCGAGGTGGAGGACAAGTATTTGCACAAACATTTACAACAGAAGAACAAGTACTTTCAAATTTGAAAAACTTATTAATGACCTTTAAAGGTGAACGATATATGCAACCAAATTTTGGTACAAGAATTAGAGAAGTTTTATTTGATAATAATACATCTGATTTAAGAAGTGCTTTAGATACAACAATACGAAAGGATATTAATTATTGGTTACCATATATAGAACTTAGACAGGTTGAAATGGTATCTAGTGATGACAGACATTCACTTACAATAAGAATACATTTTCGTGTAAGTACCACCGGAGCAAATATGGTAATTAATATATTAGCAACAGAAAATTCATTTCAAGTTACAGATGCCGAAATGGATATAGTAGAACGTTTAACACAAGTTGGTGATATGACAGTAGGAGCTAATACAGCATTTGATCTAGGAGGATCAGGTGGAGGATTTGGTGGAGGATATTAAAAGGGATTAAACAATGGCAGATTTAGTAAAAAAGGATGTTAAATATTTAAATAAAGATTTTGCACAGTATAGACAAAATCTAATTAATTTTGCAAAAAATTACTATCCAAAAACATATCAAGATTTTAATGAATCATCACCAGGTATGATGTTTATTGAAATGACAGCATATGTAGGCGATGTTTTAAATTATTATACAGACCAATCTTTTAGAGAATCGTTATTATCAACTGCAAGAGAAGGTTCAAATATATTAAATCTTGCAAGATTATTTGGATATCATACAAAAAGAAATACGCCGGCGAATGTTAAAACAGATGTATTTCAGTTAGTTCCAGCTTCAGGTAGTGGAGAATATGCAGCACCTGATATGGATTATGCATTAACAATTGCATCTAATATGCAATGTTCCACAGATCAAGGAATAAGATTTCGATCTGTAGAACCAATTGATTTTAATCAAGACCCAGAAGTGACAGTTTATGAACTTAATACGTCTGGAGAGGTTGCTAGATATTTACTTAAAAAACAAGTTGCTATGACATCTGGTGAAGTTAAAACACAAGACTTTACTTTTCAAGATCCTAAACCATATGATAAAATTGTATTAGATGAAGAAAATGTTATTGATATAGTTTCAATTAAAGATTCATCTAAAAATAATTGGGTAGAAGTAGATTATCTAGCACAAGATACTGTATTTGAAGATATACAAAATATACCATTTAATGATCCGGAATTATCTCAATATCGATCGACAGTGCCATATATTTTGAGATTAAAAAGAACTGCAAGAAGATGGGTAAAACGTTTAAGAGAAGATGGTAGGATAGAAATACAATTTGGTTCTGGAGTATCTTCTGATGCAGATGAAGAAATTGTTCCTAATCCAAAAAATATTGGTTCAGGATTAGAATACTTAAAACGTACAACAACTGATACTATTGACCCATCAAACTTTTTATATACTAGTACATATGGATTGGCACCTCAAAATACAACATTAACTGTTACATATACAGTAGGAGGTTCGATGAATGAAAATGTAGGAGTCAATGCAATTAACACTGTTAATAATGTTACTTATTTAAGTGAAATAGCAGAAGTTGATTTAGGAGATACAAAAGATACATTAGCAGTTACAAATCCAGAACCTGCAGTAGGTGGAGGTGCGCAACAAGATTTAGATAATATACGTCAAAATGCAATGGCAGCATTTGCGGCACAAAGTAGATGTATTACACGAGAAGATTATATATCACGTGTATATGCATTGCCAGCAAAATATGGATCAATAGCTAAAGCATATATAGTTGGAGATCAACAAATTGATACAAGTGATAAAAATTATCCAAGAGATACAATACAAAATCCATTGGCATTGAATTTATATTTATTAGCATATAATTCAGATGGAAGATTTATTCCAGCAAATCAAGCACTTAAAGAAAATATAAGAACATATCTATCACAATATAGAATGTTGACAGATGCAATTAATTGTAAAACAGCTTTTATAGTTAATATAGGTATAGATTTTGAAGTTATACCTAAACCAAAAAATAACAGTAATGAAGTATTATTAGAATGTATCAATAAAATAAAAGAAATGTTTCATAATGATAAAATGCAGATCAATGGATCAATTGATATATCTGCAGTAATTAATCAATTAAATTTAATTGAAGGCGTACAAAGTATACCTACTTTAGAAATTTTTAATAAAGCTAACGGTCCTTATTCAAATAATGTATATGATTTTGAGATAGCAACTAAACATGGAATTATATATCCATCTTTAGATCCTTGCATATTTGAAATAAAATATCCAAATAAGGATATTAGAGGAAGAGCGGTAAAACCATAGAACTAAATTATGATTAGAGTATTTTACGCAGAAAGAGATATAACATTATATGAAAAGTACCCAGAACAAAATACGGGTATAGATCAAATACTGGAGCTAGTAAAAATATCTTCAGGATCTAAATTAAATAATGTAATACAATCCAATACATATAATTCAAGATTTATATTAGATTTTGGGACACAAATAAATACGTTATCAGCATCTATAGTTTCTGGTAAAATACCACCTTTAGGTAACAATACAAATTCTGCATCTGCTCATATTGTATTAAGAGCAGCAGCTGCAACAGATTTATTACATACATATACCTTAAAAGCCTTTCCTGTTTCAGAATCATGGGTTAATGGAAATGGTAATTATTCAGATGTCCCAATACAAAAATATGGTGCTTCATGGTTTTATCGAACAAGTGATGATGTTGCTAATTATTGGGCAACCGGTTCCGGAGTTACTCATGATGGTAATGATGGATTAACTGAACCAACTGGAGGCGGAACATGGTGGACAGGATCGGGATATGAGGCTTCTCAATCATTCCAAAATGAATCTCCAGATATAAGAATGAATGTTACAGATATTGTGCAGCAATGGCTTTCTGGAAGTATTCCAAATAATGGATTTATTTTTAAACGTACAAGATCAGATGAAAGATCGGCAGAAGTTCAGGGAAGTTTAAAATTCTTTAGTCGAGAATCTCATACAATATTTATACCTAGATTAGAAATAGTATTTGATGACACAACTCAACCATCAGAGTATACAACCTTAACAGAAATATCAGCTGATACATATGTTCCATATTTTAAGAATATAAAATCTGAATATAGAACATCAGAGATAACAAAATTTAGAATAGGCGTTCGACCCGAATTTCCTAACAAGGCATTTCAAACATCGTCATTTTATTTAACAGGCGATCGATTACCGACATCGAGTTATTATAGTATTTTTGATTCAGTAACAAATGAAACAATAATACCATTTGATACAACTGCAACAAAAATTGATGGAGACGAAAATGGTAGTTTTATGAAACTAAGAATGGATTCATTTATGCCAGAAAGATTTTACAAAATAATGTTGAAGATAGAACGTAATGGCGGCGATGATATACAAACTTTTGATGATTTTTATTTTAAAGTAGTGAACTAATATGGCAAGATATATGGATAGAGATTCTCCATCTCCGGAGATTCCAAATACGGAACAAGTTAATGAAGGATTAGCTTCTGGACGAGACCCTAATGCATTATTAGGTAATAATAGATACACATGGAATAGAAATTCTGAAGAAAATTATGATGAGACGGATCGAGCTCGTATGCTATTAAGAATAATGCAAGAAGAGTTTCCAGATGACGTATTTTATTCTCAAGGTAGATTGACTCCCGGTGCACAAGGTATACAAGCACGAGAAGGATTGAATCCTAGATCTCGAGAAGTTGTTCGAGAAATGCAAATAACAAAAAGAACACCTGCCGGAGTTGCTCAATTTTCTGCACGTGAAAAAATATATGAAAAATACGAATTAACAAAGGCATATCCATCTGTTGATGAAGAAGATTTAGATGAAATTTTAGATGAAGAATGGGTTACATTTAAAGATCCAATTGAAACTGAAGAAGTGCCTATAGTTAAACCTAAAAAGACAGGACTCTTTTTAACAGCTAGAGATTTTAGAAAAACAGATCCACATGATGAATATATAAGAAGTGGACCACATACACTTGAATCAGATGCATCTGATATAGAAGGAATATTTTGTGTATTTTATATATTAAATGGAAAGGCTAGACCAATACCTAATTACAAAACATTAGAAGTAATGTTAGTAGAAAAGGGGTCAAGATATGATTCAATACGTACAGCGACTGCAAAACAATTACAAGAATATGACTTAAAATTAGACGGTCAAGATACACAAACTGTTTATGGAGCTGGTGATCCAGGATATGAAGGTGCAGAAGATTTTCAAACTGCATTTGGAGAGTATATGCAAAGAGCAATGCCTGATCGATCAGTTGAGTGGAATATAGAAGTACGTTTGAAAAGTGGTTATCTACCAATGAAGCCATTTG